AATATTTATATTGCTCGGCTGTCAAAGACAGCTTAGTCTCGTTTACGTCCGCCATTATCACCGTACAAACAAATAATGTTCAATTTTAATTACTTAACCTCTGGCAAAGTTATTTGATGCCCGTCGAGCCGTAACCTCTCGAATTTCGTTTAGAGTCAGGCTCAGTGCACACGGCCTTGATATTTCCTGTAGCTACGCATACGATTTGCGCAATACGGTCGCCTCGATTTACTTCAAAGGCCCGTTCCGAATTGTTCATTAATATTACACCTATTTCGCCTCTGTAGTCACGATCTATAACGCCCCCCAAAACGGATATGCCGTAATGTAAAGCGAGACCCGATCGACCTAGCACATGACCGAAATAATTTTTTTTAATAATCGTTCTAACGCCCGTTCTTACTAAACATTGTTCTCGAGGCGGAATCACTAAATCTTCTCTGCTAAACAAATCGGCTCCGGCAGCGTCTCTAGTTCCGCGCTGGGGTATTTTTCCGTCGACGTGACACAACTTAAATCTCATGGCGTACAAACGAGCCATATTATTCTCCTATAATCATGTTATCCTTCAGCAAAAGATACAAATTGGCGTCTTCCGCTACAATATGAGGATACTGTAGCAGAATGTTATTAATAATATGATAGGACAATTTAGTTAGTAACGAAGTTGAGTGATTCGCGAGTCTGCTATAATGAGGTGCTAATATTTTAATCAAATAATACAAGATGTTGCTCTTTTTATACGTCGTCCGTTCAAAATTTATCATTTTATTAAAAATATTATACGCCCGCGCAAACGAAGTTTTACCATTATTATGATGAAACCCACGCAAAATTTTATCAATCGCGTATTTACAAGCACTCAAATAGACATGATCGTTCCATTTATCCGAAACCATACAGTTTAGCAAGTGCGGTAGGACGTGTTTATTTTGTAAACAACTAATAAGCGCGTTGTTGGTGACACATTGAGGCTTCATGATGCAAACGTTGAAAAGTCAACTGCTCGAAGACAAACTAGTCTACGTTTCCAAGAAGGAAATTAACGATACTTTGAGTGATTATGTTCTTAAACATATCAAATCTACATTTATAGAGGATGTCTTTACGGCAACTGTTACAACGCTACAAAACTACTATCCTGCAGTAAAAGGCGGCATAGCGCTTAATACATTTTTAAAAGAGACGCACGTCGACACGGCAATCACCGACATCGATCTTGAGCTCGGTCTTACGACGAATGATTTTAATGCTGTATGTCATGATCACACAAAATTGTACCATTATTTACCGATTCAAAAATTGTTGGAACGGCTGGATCGCGTCATCATGCAATACATTGACAACATCAAGAGTGTCGTAAATCATATGACCATACAAAATGTGTGGCCGTACAGTGAGCCGTTCGTCATGTTCAAGACATATCGGGACGAAGCGATAGCGATAGAGCAACATCATGCGAAAGAGTCTACATTTGTCGTGAACACTCATCAAAACTACGACAAAATTGTAAAACTAACAGTGTCGCTTGTGAACAATCAATTCCTACTAGTGCGATTCTCGATTAATGTTAAAATGTTGAATGATTACATGACGTTGTACCTACCAAACGACACAGCAAAACAGCTATCCTATTTTCCGTTCGATGTGTTCTTTTTGGACGTAAGCATAAAACCCTTTTACGATATCGACGCGCTGAACACATCTTGGGTCTACGGCAAAAAACTAAACGTGCATAGTTTACGTTCAATCGTAAACGATCAACTCGACAGCCTATTCTACGTTATAGCACACCGGCGTCACATAAAGAAGCAGCAGAAAATAAATAAACTACAAAGCATCTTGCACGAACATGATTTGATACACTACACACTATGTGAATCAAAACAATACAATTATATACTGTATCAGCAGAACTCGGTTTATAAACCTACAGAGATGAAACGTATCTATAAATTATTAGGACCCTACTTGGGAGCAGTTTTAATTAAAGCCTTGTATGAACGTAACAGATTTATTAATAATATTCAAGACCTTACATTTCATGTAAATTTTCCTTTTCATAAGCAATTGGAAGAATCGAAATATTTTAGGATGGTGTGGGAGGAATACATAGAGTGCTTGTACGTCTTGTTTGGTGAAAGCATAAACAACTACAAAGCTAAAAATTATTTATTGGATTAGAACCAAAACAACCAGACGTACTAGGACACATGTTTTCGCAAGCCATTTTCTTACAATTATAGGGTAGATAGAATTTTTCTTTTTTTAACAAGCCGCGTAACTCGTCTATACATTTTTTATCATTATCATACAATAAAGATATTGCCCTAAAAACACATCTTTTATTGCACTTTGTGCACGTCACCACATTTACCATATAACTATTGAACACAAAACGTTTTTTAAATCTATCGCCACGAGGACGCACCAAGATATCGTTGATGAGATCGGTGATGCACGGCGGTAAAGTGATGGAGCATCGTAATTTTTTAAAAAAAGCCGTTTTGCTGGTCACATCTTCGAAGCAAACATTTTTCATGCTATTCTTGTATTTGCTGTCTTCAAATTGTATGACGGGCTGCTTCTTTTGCTTTAACAGATGATAAAGCCGTAGCCCTGACACGATCACATTTAAAGCACCTTCCGAAAACCTTGTGTAGGCCGTGATGTCGATATCAAAATCGTCGATTCGTATCAAGTAGTCTGCCTTTTTATCAATGTCTGCGCTAGTAACCGAAGGGTTCCATCGCAGAGGCTTGCGTAGCTGGTCCGAGCACGACGCTGACATCACGATGATTAGTGGTGAACGTGGCAGGCGCTAGAGGGTTTTTCGAGTCTATGCTCAGTTTAACACGTTGGCAAAGGTCGGAGCCTCCGTTATTAGTGAGACTGCACAGGTCGTACATGTTGGTTTTTAGATTGTGTATATCTCGTTTTATCTCCTCGTGCTGACGATAAACGTTATCTAGTTTACGATCGATATCTCTGTACTGTCTTGAGTCGCGATTCGTAACATCACGTAGTTGTTGTTTCATAGAATTATTATACATGTTTATATGTGTAACTCCAATAATTAGAAATGACTTATCAGGATAGTCAACACGACATTACCATTAAATCGATTGTCGATCATTTGTTAAAACTAAGTAAAACCGTCCATGCAGATCGCGCTATGAAACGATTCAATCAAGCAATTTAATTTTAAATTGGTGCGATAGATCGCAGAGTAGGAATGACGTCAGCAAAACGATCTATCGTACAAATTTGATTTTAAATTGGTGCGATAGATCGATGCTTCGACGATTCAATCTAGCAATTTAAAATCAAATTTGTACGATAGATCGTTTTAAAGATAATAAAACAAGATATACAATGTATCATTTATTACATGACGCACTCGTTGATAAACGACTTGGCAGTAGGCACTGTACACTCGACAATAACGGATCGTTTTGTCCGTTTCGCGATATTATAATTTTTAGACTGCAACTCTTCGTTGATGCGATGTATTTCCATCTGAGGGTTAGCGTGAATGCTGTCGTAGATCAGTTCGCCGTGTGACTCGTCTAGTTTACGCTTTTTTTGGATGTAATAATCTCCTTGGCCGGTGATGAAAGATATTTGTGTCCGAGGCTTTCCAGCAACATGACCGTCGTTTAAAGCCTTTACAACGACTCCCAGGTGAGGATGTTTCGTGATGTCTCTTGTAAAACGCACATTTCCGTATTGGTCTTCGGAGTAGTCGCTCGTGGTCCGCTCGCCGCCGTCCATCAACGATTCCGGCATCAAATTATGTTTTATTCGACGGTGATGATCACGCAACTTGTCGTACAATGTATCGACCGTGTCGATGGAGCACAATTTGCTGTCCATCGTATTCAAGCGCTGCTCTATGTCATTAAATCTTTGTTCATAAGCTAATTTGAATTGTTCATTGCTCATTTTGAACTGTTCATTGTCAGTCTTGAGAGACTCGACATGAATTAAGATTCTATTCAATAAATCATTGTCATGATTATTTGTGGTTTTATTACAAATTGATGGGAAAAAATCTTTAATCAACCAAGTTATCAAACCAATTTTGTTGTCTAGGTGTAATTGATTAACTAGTTGAATAGCCCCAGACTGATTGATGCAAACACAGCTGCCGTGTTGATCGTCTTCGTCGTCGTCATCGT